CGTCCCCTCAGGTTTTTTCCAGGGTTTAGGGGCGATTTCGGCAGGCGCAACCTTCGCCGGAGGCGTTATCTCGGCTTCGGGCGGAGGTATCTTCGTTGGGGGGGTAGGTCTCATAACGGGCGTAGGCTGTGTGGTGGGTGGGGGTGCTTGTGGCCTGGTAAGTGCCTGTTTTAATTCCATTCGGCCTTGTTGGATTATGGCTTGGACATCTGCCTTTACGGTTGTGCCTCCACGTTGTATTCTACCATTTATCCGCTCGGCATAACGCCGCATTACCTCTTGTTCGGGTGGCGGCCTGAAAGCTGGAGCGGCCCTTTGTATGGCTGTTCTTGCTGCTTCATAGCCAAATTTTTCTTTTACAATGTCAGCGAACTTCTTGATATGCTTACCATAAACTCTTCGCAAGGTCGCTTGCGGCATTCCCCTTTCGGCTGCACGGAAAGCCTCATCTACTTTGAGAAGTATTTTACGAGGGATTTTTTTTAATTCCGGTCGAAGTTTCACAAAATCCCTGTATCGTTTAAGCGCTATGCCTTTTACCATCAAACCTTCTGCCGCTCCGAACATAGAGCCTATAAGTGTCTCAAAAATCAATTCACCCTCATCAATAGGTTTTCCTTCTATGAGTTTCTTTGGTGCCTGCTCTGCTATATTTCTCAAGCCAAAAGCTCCGCCGCCTCCAATAATCAGTCTGAAAGACTCTCTTAGGGGTAGATACTTTATTAGGGGATAAATAATTCTGCCCGCGCTTCTCAGACCACCGTATGCTGCAAAAGCATCACCAATAGCCTTCTCTTTTGGCGTCAACGTCATTGCAGGGGCAATTTTCTTTGTGATTTTTTCCGGTAGGTCTTTTGATATGAATTCAGGTGTGTAAAGAGCACGCCCTTTCAGATATTCGGCTGGAAGATAGGCGGCCATTCCCGCCATCGTTCTGAACGGTTGTTGCTCTCTTGTCGGCGCTACGGGAGCATACCGAGTCCCTGTCGGCAGGTCGTATTGCACTATTGGCCTACCCCTATGAAGCCTTGCCCTTATTCTCTCCAACCACGAAAATTCGCGTGCGCTAATTGTAGTTGGTCTATCAAGCGGAATGTCCCTTACATCCTGTGGCGTTGTCATAAATTGTGGACGAGTTCCAAGCTTTGGTTGTGAGTAGTATCGACCATCCCTTTTAACAATCTCATTTCCAAGTCTATGCTCCTCCTCAACCATCAAATCCCACTCAATCTTATTGCCTTTACCCTTTAATACCATGCCAGTACGAGGGTCTAAACTTCCCCAATGTCCTTCAACATTAGGCTTCCCGCCAAAAGATACGGCTGTCTCATAATCATAACCACTGCCTTCAGGGTCGAATTTAGGAGTTACTGCCAAATCCTGCGGGTCTGCTATTGTCGGGGCATCGAAACGAGATGGCATAAAATCAGAGCGCCTCTCTATTTCCGCAACCGCAGCCCTACGCCTGATTTCCTTCCGTGCTTGTTCTGCTGTAATCGGCATCATCTGCCCTCTGCGATACGGTTCAATTCCTCATCGCTTAATCGCGTCATATCTTCTGTCGCGGTTTGCCTTTCCAGTTCCAGAACTTTGGCATCTTTCGGGTCCCAGTCGATTTCACCCTTACGATATATTTTTTTGTTCGCTCCGGCACCGATTTCAACGCCAGTTTGTTTTATTTGTTTCATAAATGTATGCCAAGCCTGGCGAATTGCCCTGCGGTAATTCTCATTTACTTCACTGTATCCCGTCTCGTTTAGATACTGTTCATAAGCCTTATTTACTTGTTCCTTGTTGTAATCAAACTCCCAAGGGCCGGGGATATGCCAGGAAGTAGTTTTCGGGTACATACTAAAAACAGAAATGGCAGTTTTCTTAAATCCACTCCGGTCTGTTGGGCTCGGTTGTGTTAATTTTCGGTGTTTTTCTATTCTTTCATCAGCCAGTCCGCCTTCTCCAACAACACCCGCCTCCCAATCTTTGCCAAATTGAACAAGAGGCTTGGTCATCTTCTCTCTAAGTATTTTATTTCTCTCATCTGGTGGCAATTTCATCAGATAATCGTATTCAAGTTGACGTAACTGCTGTGAAGGAGTTATCCCCTGTCCAAAGAGGTTCTCCATTTGACCTCGCATACCTAATTGCAGTCCCATTTCACTTTGCATTTGAGGGAATTGCGGTTGTTGTGGTATTTGCGGCCAACCTGCCCCTGCCCCCATATCCGGTCCAAGCCAACTCTGTGCTGTTTGAGCTACTTGAGGCATTAGGTTCTGTAAATCTTGTTGATATGCCTGTGTCTGTTGACCAAAAAGTCCAAGATTAGCCAAGTCCTCTTGCTGCTGTTTTATTTTTCTATCTTTAAGTGCTTTATTAAAAAAGGCCTGAGCCAGAAATTCTAACCCTCTTTGGTAGCCCTGGCCCCTTCTTTCTATACCCACTGGGGCGGGCATCATAACGAATCCTGCTGGCATTTTATTTTCTCCTTAACTTCGGCAGAAACATTCCTGTTTTTTTTATATAATTTAGATAAGAACCATCCTGTTTAAGTATCTGTTCCTCGTTTATCGCTCTCGACAGAAAAAACGCGAAAGCAAGATATGTAACAGCAAGAGGAAGATAGAGCAAAGATAACCCAGCGATGATAAGTATTGAACCGATATATGATGGATGTCTGACATATTTATAAATCCCCTTTTTCATAATTCGCGCGGGCATTCTTAATTGAAAGGAAAAACTCCGCTTTAACTGCCTTATGGCAATCAAACGAATAATAATACCCAGTACTAAAATTGCTGTTCCGTAAATCATATAAGACCTGACATAATACCAGCGGCACCCATCATACCCAGAGGCCCTGCAAGTGTTTCCATTGTACCTGGTCGGTAAGCACCTTGGAAACCAACATTAGTAAAAGCCGGTGTTCCCAAAGCCGTACCCAAGAAGTTTAATGCGGGGTCTTGCCAGGGTTGCTGTGCCTGCCAGCGAGCTAAATCAAAGCCTTGTTGCTCCTGCGATATTCCTCTTTGTTGTCCCCCAAGTGCTGCCATTTGCCCGGGTACCTGGAATTGCATCGGGGCGAATTGTGCACCTAATCCCAGGGACAGATTCCTCGCTTCCCGGCCAAGTATATTCGCCGCCCCGCTACTGCGGGCCGCCCCCACACCCCCTAATCCCGCCATAACCTGCGGGACTAATTGCTGACCAAACATTTCCGTTGCAAATCGGCTTACGGGTTTCATTTGACTCATTATGTCAGGCAACTGCCCGCCCAACCCAAACGCCTGTTGTTGCAATGGCGATGGGCCGACTGGCCCCAACTCCGTAGGCGGCGCTGTTCCAGGCCATGCATCGCCCATTCCGCTCGTCGAAGAAAATGCGTCCAGGTTTTGTCCTTGTCGGGCCCTTTCGAGGATCCCTCTGAATCCCCCTCCCCCTGCTCCCCCTGCAGACCCTCCCGTTCCAGTTGTGCCAATTGAAGGAGCTATTCTACTAATCAAAAGATTAAGTAATGCTTTTTGGCTTGGCGTTAAAGCTGCTACTTGTTGAACCTTTTGTCCGGTTACTTTACCTTGTGACATGGCTGTATCTCCAAAATAGTTATCTTTGACCTCTTGAGTCGTGGCTTTTCATTCATTCTCTTGTCTCTGGCTTCGCATGCTTCGGGCCGAGGTGTTATCATTTGTATCTTTGTCAACTGCTGCTCTTCTTGTATTTTCTCCGCAAAATCGAGCGTTATTTTTAACGCATCATCACCCTGATATTCCCGGTCGACAGAAAAAATATTAACGAACAGGATATTCGTATATACATCTATTTCAGCCCATAGGAACCCTTTGATTAGAGCAGTATCTTTTTCTACAAGAACATGGAAAAAGGTGAAGGGATGCGCTAAGGAATGTGGGCCGTATTGATATACGCGGTCTATTATCAAGTCCTCGTCCTTGACCTGCTCAAAAAGATACCGGGGTATCAAATTGAACTGACCTGGCTCGGTCAATCGGACGAATTTCAAGTCCTCGAATTTCTTGCCGTTTTCTTCCATGTTATTGTCCACAAAAAAAACCCGACAGTTTATTGGTCTGTCGGGCGAGTGCTCGTGCGGTGTACTCGGCTTATTTTTTGGAATTTGGGTCTTTTGGTACTAAAGTCATTTGCCCATTTGGCATATTGAATGTAATCTGGCCGTTTTGCCTGGCTTGCGTGAGAACCGAAGCAAGTGCATCGTTAACGCCTCGCCTATAGATTTTCCGCTCTACTGTTTTCCAGGCAAAAAAGTAGAGGTTAAGAACGATAGATACCACACATATCGTTACGCCGGCGATTTTTATGATTTTATGTTTCATCAGTTTATCTCCACAAAGATTACCTGGCCTACCGCTGCTGCCGCAGGTGTATAAGTTATATAAGATGAGGTCTTGCGGTCATCTCTTTGGCCGTTTGCTGAACCCCAAGGGTCTTCTAAATCATTTGATGGCGTTCCAGTCCAAGCATGTGGATACCATGTAGTAGACTGGTCGTAACCTGCATCCGTAGTATATCTCGTAACAAAAGTGGCATCATTGTTTTCTGCCGTCCACAGGCCGCCGGCGGAAAAAGAGCCGCCGCCGGTCACTGGAAAATCCATCCATTCGGCACTTTTAGTCAACGACAGCGCATTTGAAAGAGCTAAGCGATTATCGGGGTCTTTATCATCATCACCACCTCCACTATATCCAGTAGGGTCGTTATCATATAATGCCATACAAATTGGCATATTGGTTTCACTTGAGGAGCAGTACAAGTGCATTATAGTACAGGTCCCATCTTCTCCTATTGTGCCCAACCAGAATGATTGCTGATAATCGGCATCACAACCCATAGTTGAAGCACCGACAGATTCGTAGCCAAACGTAGCATTTGACCTGACAGGATACACCGCCTCATCGAGAAACTTCTGCGGGATGGTCTCAACAAGGGCATCGTTCTCAATGCTCAGCTCTTTCCAAACCCATTTACCCATTGCGTCAACAGCCTTCCCTCGCAGTATTTCAAGGACCTGACCCGTTCCGTAGTTCTTGCCGCCCAAGCGGTGATTTACTTTGGTCTTATGTACGACAGCGTATGAACCATCAATACATAAAGGTCTCTCGTCATAAAGGATGGCCCCACCCGGTGGGTGGACCTGCCTTATCCAATCCTCCCCGTTTCTCTCAAAATACTCAATCTTTGTACCGGGATAGCGCAACGCTTCTTCGCTAAAAGGTGTTTGGTAACAGAACTTAAACTTTCGCCATCCATCACCTGTAAACCTGTGAATGAATTTATTGCTTGCTGGTTTTCTCTTGAGGATTCTGACCCATTTCAGGGAATAATGATTTCTGCCGGCAAGCGTTTTCGTGTCCTTATACCATTGGTACTTTACGTCAGATAAGTCAAGTTCAAGAATATTATCTTTAACAGTCGGCGTGCCCTTCACGCCTTCTTCTTCAAGAGCTATCGAATCCTCACCCCAAAATGTCATTTTGAGATGAGACTGAAACTCATCAACCTTGCTAATATTACCTACGGAAATTGTGCGGCCATCATCAAGATAATACGCTTTTTTGCCTGCAATTCGTCTTATCCTGGTAACACTCGCTCCATAGGATGCTGTGCAAAATAAGATGAGCAAGATAGCTATATACTTTTTCATTGTTCTTCTAATCTTCCTCTGCGTGGAACAACATCATAAAATTCATTTGAACAGCGGTCCCCTCTGGGTCGGCACCAAAATTAAGGTAAACCATTTTTCCAGCCGCCACCGCTGTTCCACCGTTAATATTGGCATCTGTATCTTCAGTAGATACTCCATTAGTAGTATCTAAAACATCAATGACCGCCGAGTTTGCTAAACCTATCCAGGCATCAGCATATTTTAAGTCCAAATCCATCTCGACATCAGGGTCAACGTTACAGGAGACCTTCCATTCATCTATAATAATGCCATTGGGAAATTTGTCAGCGTGGACCTCGAAAAGAAAAACCTCAGTATCGCTGTCATACCAAGCGCCGGGGTCAAAACTAACGGAAGCCATTGAAAGAACACTTATCGTAACTTCTCCTGCCACTTCTCCGCCCGCCCCTGCATGAATAGATATTCTGTCCTCGTCACCTCGAACATGAATCATACCCAAAGCCGAAAGAGCGGCATCGGTACTTTCAGCATTTGGTATTTCAAGAGTAGTCGCTCCACCAAAATCGTGGACGCCTGTATGAATATCACCATCGGCCTCTGCAAAGTCGGCTACATCTGCAATATGGCCTTCCAGCTCACTTTTTGAATCGACCTCCGCCGTGGCTCCGCCTGTAATGGCAACAAGCCCAGTATAACCACTTATGTCAGCCTCTAAACCACCGTACTCATGTTCGATAGTACCCGCATCAAAGAAGGCCGTTGCGCTGTCACCTGTAGCGGCGTCTATGGCTGTTAGTGATGAACCATCACCGGAAAAAGAACTGGCAGTTACTGCACCTCCAGATACAACATCACCGTTTTGTCCTACCGTAAAGACTGCTCCACCCGCATCTTGGCAGATAATATAGTCTGCATTGGCCTGATTGTCGTCTACGCTGTAATCCAAGTCCAAAAGGTACATAGCATTGGCAACATCGGCATCAGAATTCCGTATTGTCAAAAATGAACCAACTGCGTCATATATCGTTGTTAAGAGCGTGTTTTCTCCTGCATTGTCGAAGTCAATAGTTGTTGTTCCATTGTTATCCGGGTCGCCAATATCATCCCATGCCGTAGAGCCTGCACTATCATCATTACCCCAAGATAGCACACCGCTTCCGTCAGTATGAAGAACTTGAAGATTATCTCCATCGTTAGCAGGCAGAGTGTAAACTGTATTGGCCGCAAGTGCCGGAACCATGAAAGAAGCGAAGTTAGAGCCATCATCATCATCTTCGAGTAGTGTTAAAACTCCGGCGGTAGTCGTGGCGTTGCCAACCGACAAATTTCCGTCAAAAGCCCATGCTGTGGTAAAGTCAAGAGCTATTGTAATATCTGCATCTGCACCTGGAAATATATCATTAGTACCACCCGTAACGGGCGCAGTGGTAACGAGGTCTTTGAGTACAGTTATTGCAAGTGTAATATCTGCATCAGAGCCGGTCAGAATGTCATCTGTCCCCCCTGTAAGGGGTGCGGTAGTTACCAAGTCCTTTAGGACGGTTATAGCAAGCGTAAGGTCGGCATCTGCTCCAGGAAGAACATCATCAGCCCCTCCAGTTATGGGAGCGGTTGTCACAATATCTTTTAGTAAAGTCAAGGCAATAGTTACATCGCTGTCGGCCCCAACAAGAACATTGTCAGTCGCTCCTGTAATCGGTGCGGTAGTTACTATGTCCTTTGCGTAGGCAGCAGCGGCCAAATGAACCAAGTCTATTGAGCCATCGTTGTAGTGCTCGGAATCAATGCCATTGTCGGCTATTTTCGTCTCATCAACTATATCGGCGGCAAGATGCTCGGCATCAATGGAAGCCGCGGCGTAATCAGCTGAATCCACCGTATCATCGAGAATCTCCGTCCCATCTATCGAGCCTGCCGGCAGGACTATCTCTGCCGTTCCCGTGCCGTCCGTTACAAAGGTATGGTCGGTAATATCAACCGAGCCGTAGTCTATATCCACAGCACCTACAGCATCGATAAGATTAGTCAGCACCGTACTAACTGTGACACCCAAACCTGTAAGAATTCCGTCGGAAGTGACTGCTCCATCTGCGCCTACCGAAAAAACGGTATTTGGTGTTGCACCCGTATCATCGACCACTTTGATGTAAGTTAAATTTGCAGGGGCATCATCTACCGACTGAATCTGAAAGATGGTAGTTGCGGCAACTACATCAGCGTCCGTGTGGTCAATCTTCAGAACAACATGGGCGGCTTCATCAAGAGTTGAGGAGAATCCAACCTCATAGCCCGCCAAAGCTATCGTATCATCCGCAGTAGGATTCCCAATATTATTCCAAGCCGTAGCACCACCTGAATCGGCATCGGCCTTCATATAAAATTTGTCAATAGCGGCATCATAGGCTACTACATAATCATCATTAGTTGGCAAAGTGGCGAGGTCTACAAGATACTTGACCTCATCATCATCATACCAGCATAGAGCACCATCATCCCAGTTGGCTACAGTGTTATCATATTGTAATTCACCCACCGCATCCGGCGAGGCATCTTGGTCTGTGAATGTAACAATGTTAGTGAAAACAGTATCAATATAGGCCGAAAGCCAGTTTTTACTTGAGGTTCCCAAGCCACCCTCACCATCGGCGCGAGGTACGATATTTCTCGTGGCGGCATAAACAGCCGATACCAAAAGCAAAATAATAATAGATATAACAATCTTTTTTCTCATTTGTTAGCCTCCTGTCGGCATTAGATCACCACTTGTATCGGGCACAAAATAAGCAAAGTGGGCGGGCATCAAGTCGTCATTGGTATCAAGGTCAAAATCAGCATCATTGAAACTTCCGGTGACAGGCATGGAATCACCATTACCATCAAGTTCCCAGGCGGGGGTTGTGCTTGTATCCACCTCGTAATCCGCCGTGAGAGCAAGGCCAGCAAAGGTCGGGCTGGCTCCTGTGTGAATATCTTGCGGAGTAGATAGAGTAATTGAGCCTGCCGCGTTTGTTACCGAAATTTGATTTGTAGTTCCCGTTATTGTCGCTAAAACGGGGTCTGTCGTTCCATCTCCTATCGGAATTTGACCGTTTGTGGCCACGCCCAGAACCGTTATCGCTCCCGTTCCCGAACCCAGAAGAATACCACCATCGGTAAGACTTGTGGCCCCTGTGCCGCCGTAGGACACTGTAACCGTAGTTGCATTCCAGGTTCCAACGCTTATTGTCCCTTTCGATACCGTAAACGTGCCATCTGTTAAAACAGTGGATTCGAGAGTATCGTAATAGCCGTAAAGCCATCTCAGACTATCTGTACCGATAGTCAAGGTGCTGTCCGTTTTGGGTTTCAAATGGCTTGTGAATACATCACCGAAACAGACAGCCGCAAAAAACAGTAGGCATAAAATAACGATTGTTTTTTTCATATCGGTCGTTCCCTTCTCTGGGTAAGTACCCAGGTTCCAGTTATTTTTACCTGGTCTTCCAGATTGTCCCCAACCTGGATTCTCCGCCAAGTACCGTCAGGATAAGTACCATCCGCCTGTGGGAGAGCGTAATAATTCGCTTCACCATCAACCAAATCTATCACATAGTTCGATACTACCGTTATCTTCTCAAGTAATTCCTGCAAATACTTAACCAGCTCAAGCAAATAGTCGGCCGTCCGAACAGGGTCGCCGCTTTTCAGAGCGTCCTCATCGTAAGGTACCCGCACATCAATATCTAATTTTTCTAACTTGCTGCTCATAAATTCGAATGTCCCGCCGGCTTCATATAAAGAACCAGGGCGTGGATTCGAGGCCGGTTCGCTTTCTCGGTATGTGAAATCTTTAACTGATGAAAGTTGGCGACTTCACCGCCCGCCCAAAAAGGAACCCAGATTTTGTCCTTGTTTGCAGTGCCGCTTAATGTGAGTGTTTTGCTTTTATAGGCGGTATCAGAATCAATATCGCCGGCGTCTTTGTAAAGTGACGCCAGAAATGAAGCCGTGGAATCCCGGTTTACGAAGAAGTCTATTTTTTGAAGTTTTGCCTTGCGGCCTATCTTGGTAAACGGGTTCCACCGACCCGACCTTATATCTATCTCTATCTTTCCATTGTCATCGTCCGTACCATCGTAATTGCCATCGTTCCATTTATACACTCGGCTGTTGCGGCATCCTATTAGAGTAAACGGTGATGGTGAGCCGAGGATTTCCCTCGAATCTATGTCCATCGCACTCATCAATGCGCCGTCAGCTCCGGTATAAACATCATCGGCTTTGAGCCATGTCGGGACCATCTGGCCGTTAAAGCCGCCGATGCAGTTGATGAAAAAACTCTGCTCCGATTTGTGGACTGTCCAGTTGTTCTCGATTATATTATAATCGAGTATCCTGTCGACGCTCGATGAGCTTGAATCTGCAAACGTAAGTAATAAGTGCCGTTCCTCTTTCTGATTGTAACTAAAAACAGAACGGACATAGACATCGTTAAACTCATCGAGAATGTCTCTAAGGTTCGGAATGTCCATGTCTTTTATCTTAAAGCCATCGTAAAAAACGATGTTCGTAGCACCAACGGCAGCCAGACCATCTTTTATTTCTACCCCCGAATACGGCGACCTGATAACCTCCGTCTCAGTCACCTTGTCCCACCTGAACGGAATGTCGGCATTGCCGGTGGACTTAATCCGCCACAAGGAACCTTCACCCGCACCCTGCATATAGACCGCCAAGTCTTTGCCCACGAATCCAGCGGCACATACCCTCTGCTGTGTGGGACAATCTACATAACCGCCGCCGCTTTGCGTGCCATCTACGCTCAGGACGGGGCTGTATCGAAATCGCTGCGGACACCAATCGCCGAACTCCACGGTATCGAGAAAACATAGTCTGTCATCTTTAACGAATATGAACCGGCAAGTATCGAGATGATTAGTCTTGGAGTCTGAGCTTATCTGGTAATTAAAGGGTACAACGGCGGAACCGGCACCTTCATACTTATGTATCTGGTCGACATTATTGACCATATAACCTACGCCGAGCCAGTTGCAAAAGTGAAAGAAGTCCGTTGCCTTACCGCTAAATATATCCGCCGGGGTGTCGAGGTCGCTTGAAATGTCCGTCATTGTCTCATCTACCGGATTATAGAAGTTGCATCTTTTGGTGTCCATTATGAGAAGGTCGGGCATCCCATTTTTGAGGTATGTCTTTATTCCCTGTATAGATGTAGCGGTCTGCGCTACCGCCCCATGCTTCATCTGTGCGAACAGACTCCAGCCCCTGCGCTTTTCGAGAACGCCTTTATTGACGTGAGCGTTTATAATTGTTGGAAATCCGTCCTCTGGGGTAAGCCAGGGTTCCAGTCCAATTGACTTTGCAGTCCTCAAATTCGAGATTAAAAATGGTTGATATTGCATGACGTATTCTTAATTATTAACCCTGCCTAACTCGATATAATCGTTGTCAGCTTGAACAAGAAGGATAAGAACGTCATCGAGCGAGGCGGTCCAGGACGCCGAAAGATTAAAATTGCCACTGTCCGCGATTGTGGAGGAATTAGTATTACTGCCGCCGACGATATAGATTATCTGTCCGATTACGGGATTGTCTAAATCCGTTATCGCCGTTGCGCCAGTGTTCACAGATGTAACAAATATATTACCTTCAGATACGTCTGGCGTTGCATCATCGGCAGCAATCGCAGGAATCCATGTTGAAGTTCTTGCCGGGTCTAATCGCCTTAATTTAGCGGTTGCAGCATAACTTCCCACCGTTGTGACATGAGTGCAATTAACCTCAAGCAATTCACAACTGGCATAAAGCAAAATAGTCTTCGTAGAAGCCGTGATGTAACAACTGGACACTTCGCAAGCCAAAGCATAATCAGCCCCATCGTTTTTAATAACGACACCGTAAGTATCTGCATTTATATGACAATTGCGGATACCAACTCTATCGGCAGCATATACTTCTATGGCTTCGCCCGTATTTCCCTCAAAGTAACAAGAATGAATTGTCGCCTCGTAGCCCATATAAACTTGAATACCCCCACCTGCGTTATCCTCGATAGTGCAACCGTTCATATTGAAGCAAGTAGCATGACTTGTAATCACTCCCCAGGAAGTATTGTCATTTATCCAACAGCCGTACATATTAACTGAATTAGACGCATCCGGGTCGTCCCATTGCAGTCTTACGCCTGCTGAGCCGTTATTAGCAAATTGACAATTTTCAATAAGCCCCTGCCATGAAGCCGTAACTTCCAAGCCATCACCTTCACAACTATCTACCAGGACATCTTCTAAATGCCATCTATAAGCATCGTCTATGGTAATACCGTCTCCGGTATATGTTCCCTTGACGCCTTTTAATGTCAAAGAGCGGATAGTAACCTCGTTTGCCAGCGACCCTATAACCAGCATATCACAGTTCCCACCCTTTTGGATTATCGAACCGTTCCACTTACCTGTCCCTTGAAGAGTAATTCCTCCTTGTGTGCTTGTAATTGAAAGAGCCGATGTGATTAAGTATGTACCATCTGGGAATAAAACAACGCCACCAGCACCAGCGGCATCTATAGCTGCCTGTATCGTCGTCGTATCGTCAGTAGTACCGTCTCCAACTGCTCCGTAAGCTCTCACGTCAACCCAAGGGCTTTTAGTTTTTATATCGGTTGCATTAACATCGCCGATTTGCCAATCGACCGTAGAAGCATCAAGGTCAACACCCAAAAGCACTTCGAGCGCATCGTTATTGGCCCTTATATCACCAGCGGCATTATTCCAAGTCTGATTATCGGCAGGCTTGTCATTGTCCCAAGCGGCCCAGCAGCAGATACTTATGAGAAGTACCAGAATAATTATGTATCGTTTCATTTTTACTCTCCTATTCAATGTAGAGGATGACTTGAACGGTTGCAGTTTTCGAACCTACTGAGGCATTGTCCGGGGCGGCACTTGGCGTAATTGTAGCGGTAAGCGTACTGTTTACCGGAATCGAATTGAAGTCCGCATCCTGAGTACCTTTTCCGCTTTCGCTGTCCCGCCAGTGTTTCGTATTGTCTGTAAGAGAGGCCTCCGAAAACAGCGATGTGCCGTTCGAGTTGGTAATCGCCACGGTATAAGTGATGCCATCTTCGGTGTCTGTTGTTATTATTTCTATTGCCTTTATCGTTCCCACAACATTGGCCAATGTCGGGGTCAAAGCTGCTGTCCCAGTCATCGGAAAGGTCTGGGTAGCAAACTCATATCTTGCTATCGGAAAACGCCCATCTAAATGCCTCCGGTCTGAAGTCGCCATAATTTATCTCCTAAAAACTTGTCTTTGTATGTCTGTTTTGATTTTGGATTCGCTGCTTGTTGGCGATTGAGTTCATTCTAAATTCGGTCAAACTTACCGGAGCGCCGGTCAGCTCGATGACCCTGTCCTGCTCGCCCTTTGTAACCAAGAATAATATCGCCGCTCCTAAAGCTATCATCGGCCCCCATTTGACATCATCCGGCACGGCATCATCGTCTGCAAGCACCGTTGGCCTTTTACGAATGGGCGCTTTGAGCTCGTAAATGTCATCTGGCTTTGGCCGGGTGTATAATTTACCGCCGTATCTTAAAACGGCTTCGGGGGTGTTCCTGTTCTTGGGCTGGCCATCGGTGTAAGTGTCCGTTACATTGGAGGCATCAAGGGCCGTCGTCGCCGGTGTAAAAGCGCCATCCGATTTAGTGGCTGTAATAAAGCCCATAAATGCTTCGCTCGATGCAGCTACCGAAAGGACGGCAACGGCCAGGGCAGGGGTATCGTAGCCGGTTGCGTTATCGCCCGCCGCCGTTACGGTTATCGTGCCGTCACTATCTATCTTTAACGACCAGGCCCCGTATTTGCCCGCCGGTACCGCATCGCCGGTCAAATCGACCTCGCTCGAACTCTTGGAATAAGAATCGCCGGCTATATCGTAATCGAAATCATCGTGCTTGACCTTCTTCGAATCACTGGAGCCTATGGCGATCCCGGGAGATGTAATATATTGCTCGTCCTCCGGATACTTTTCAAAGAATAATTGTTTATCGAGGTAGAGCGTAACTTCATTCCCATTGACCGTCACAGGCTCCATGATTTTAAGAACCGTCTGGGCCAGCGTGTATTCACCTGAATCGTCAACCGAAAGGGCCTGAGTAAGCCAGTCGTTAAGGTCGTCAACCTTGGCATCTTCAGGGAAATAGTTGGTGTAATAATCGTTTATTAACTTATTGACGTTGATATCGGATATATCGGCAGTCGAGCTGCGACCGGTAAGTGATCGCCATTCTGTCCTAATCTCCGATAATTTCCAAGTATACTCGTCAGCCATATATCACCTTAAATCGTTACGGAGTTGCTTCGGCCCAAGTTCCAACCATCTCTGTTATAATCCAACCGTCAGTGTGAGCGGAAACCTTAATATAATCCCCATAGTTTTGGCCGGTTTTAGGAATAGTCATTGCCTCACCATCTGCCGGAGTAAAGCCGGAACCAACAAATTTATCTGCGTTATCAAGTTCTATCGTAAGCAAAGCACCATCGTCGGCAGCAATACACATAATCCAGAACTCTACACCCGCCACGGTAGCGGGAAGGGTAATCGTCTGTGCATCAGCGGAGACTTGAAGGCAATAACCACAATCTGCGGTTGTTACAGCGCCGGTGGTTATGGTTTTCTTCTTGACAGTGGCCGGCAACCAAGTACCCTGAAAAGTAGCATCGCCAGTAACGGTAAGGGCAAGGTCACCGGCGGCGGTGATTATCACATCATCCGCTGCGTTAAGCTCTATATCACCGTAGGTTGAACCATCGGCGTTAAGCATAATCCCACCGTCCGTAGTCTCAAGGTTAATGGCATCGCCATCAATTTGTCCGGTTGCGTCAACTTTGAATTGGTCGGCGGCTGCGCCGTCAAGAGTAGCAAGAAAGTCATTAGTTGTAATAGACATTCCAACCGACGCCGCTAATATCTCAAGATTATCGTCGGTTGTCTCATCGTACATAATAGAAGCATCTGCATTAGAACCAAATACAAGGCCCATCTGGTCGCTGAAAGCCATTACATCACCATCGTAGTCCGTGGTAATAGTACCAGCCGTCTCGAAGTAGTAGGTAATATCAAAACCAGTTGCAGTGCCTCCAATCTTAAAACCTTCATCAGCCGAATTGGCATCAATAATAAAATCCGTACCATCAAAAGTTATATCAACATCTTCCGCATCGCCGAAGAAAAGGATGTCTGAATCCTGCAAACGAACATCATAGGCATTGAATATCAGCGTGTCTCCCGAGGCGTCATATACTACCGTACTTGCCTGTCTGCCGAAAATCCTGACATCGGAGGTATAAGTGGCGTTACCTATATTGAGCGTTGAAGTATCATCACTTTCGGATGGTAAGAACAAAAGCGTCTCATCGGTAGATATATCGATCGTCCAGTCTATACTATTATCTGCTACGGCAAATTCAATCTGAGCGCCTTCGTTTAGCTTCAGGTCGCAGTCCTCGAAGAACAGCTCATTGGCACTGGCGTCAAATATCGCCCAATCGCCGGACGTTGCACCCATCATCTTTAAGTCGGTCCCGGTTGTGCCATCACCAATCTGGACGGCATCGTTGGTTGTGGTAGCAACAATTATCAAGTTATCGGTACTCTCATCGAAATCCATAACAAAAGAATCCGAAGCGCTGCTATCTCCAAATGTAAGCATATCGTCATCACTCAATCTAATGTCATAACCATTAAGAAGGAACTCCGCCGCACTCACATCGAAAAGAGCAATCTTCGCAGCGTCCGAGCTATAAAACGCCCAGTCAAGAGCATTGGTAGACCCTATTCGCACTTGGCCCCAATTATCGGAAACGGCCTCAATAAGAACATTCGTACCATCGCCTTTGATAGTAACGTCGGCAGCACCATCATGGTCGCCTCCGATACCCAAAACGGCATTGTCCTGGAAAATGAGCATATCTTCACTTGTGTCCCACGCAACATCATAGGTGTCGTCAAATAAGACATCGCCTGCGTTATTTGTAATACCTACGCAAACAATCGCTCCGGCCTTATCTAACGTGAAATAACCGCCCGTACCTTCAATGTCAGAACCAGTACCGGTGTTCTCAATCTCAATAGCATCGCCGGAACCAACAGACATCGTAATCGTCAAGCCATCGCCTGTTGTATTACCGCTGTACGTTAATCCCAAAAGGGAAGCTGTGTCGTTTTCGGTATTGGTTATTTGAACAGCACCATCAGTAGCGGTTATCGTCCTGCCTCCACCGACACTACCGTAATCATAGGCACTGTCAAGCGATACCCCACCTGCGGTATCTATCGGAAGCCAATCCGTACCGGTAGAAAGCTGTAACTTATTAAGGGTATCGTCATAAAAAACCTTGCCTTCAGAATGTGCAGGTGCGTTGGCGGTGGTTGTCGGTGTGAACAAATATGATTCGCTCGTCACATTCGCAAACACATCCCTTAAATACTGCGAGAGCATCTCCGGGTTAGAAGCAATTTCATAGTTAATATCAGTCGTTACATAAACTCCCAACGTTAAACTAACGACCATGAGCGAAACAGCTATCGCCACTATAAACGCCAACATCTTCTTCAGCATAAAACCCCCTTTCTTTGTGGGTTTCTTTGTGGGTTTCAATGCCGAAACTTCGTCTGCAATCTGGCTTAACTTCGTATCTTGAAGCGCGGCATTATTGAATACTTCCTGAAAGAGCTTTTGTACCTCATCTACGGTATCGCACTCTTCTCTATATACTACTCGTCGCATTTTTTTCTCCTTAAAATGATTTGACACTTAACTATTATTCACTACAATAAAACGAGCCGACCGCTGGTATGTGCCAGCAACCGGCTCTAAACACAAACCTTTTTGTAAAGGAAAAAGGCCATGTCTGAACCAATCATAAACAAGCGCTGTTCCCGTTGCAAACAAATCAAACCAATCTCTGAATTTTACAAACACATCAGATACGGACTTCAAAGTTGCTGCATAATTTGCAAAAGAGCTTATCAACGAACTGAAAAAGGCAAAGTTGCTCATCACAAAGCAAATAAGAAATATCGAAGAAGCGACAAAGGCAAAGCGATAGAAAAACGATACGCACAAGATGAGAAAAGAAAAGCGGCTCATCTCAAAAGTGTTGAGAAATATCATAAAACAGAAAAAGGCAAAGTTGTTCAGCGGGCAGCACTAAAACGCTTCCATGCTTGCCATCCAAATCACATTAAAGCTAAGCAAACTGTGAATAATGCAATTCGTGCTGGAAAACTGCCTCGACCCGATACCTTGCTCTGTCACTATTGCCCTAAGCCAGCTCAACAATACCACCACTGGCGTGGCTATGAACCAGAGTGTTGGCTTGATGTTGTGCCTGTTTGCAATTATTGTCATGTCAAAGAGCGAAAAAGGGTGGGATAACTACTCATTCTTGCGCATTTTCTGGAGTAAAATAGCCTCGTCCTTAGTGAGTCGCTGTTCGAGGATAAATCTGGGCGTGATAATCGGGATAGTACCCTTTTGGAGACCGGTATCCGGGTCCCAAATGGGTTTACCTCTCGTAAAGGTAAGGCCCCTCAAATGCGAAACTACACTGTAGGGCAATTCGATTTCCATTCCAGGGAAAAGATGATACCGCGGGCATTTGCGATGGCCGTTTGAATTTTCGGGGCCGTACATTCCTTTGGGGCCGGTAAAATTGAATGTTATGTCCTCGTTTGCACTCTGCATATTGAAGAACACGACATTTATTGGCGGGTCATCTTCTGAAATTGATCCTGCTGCGGACTTTTCCGTTTCTTCGCGGGCCGACTTTTGCCTGTCCTGGTCGATTTTCAAAAGCTCATTCTTGATGGCGTCCTTTGTCAGCGCCAAGTCGATTACCAAGCCCATGTACTCATCGGCATACTTAATCAGTTCCGGCTTTGACATTCTTTTGAGCTTTTCCTCCAAGGGAATGGCCTGACTTACGTCGGACTTTACCGGTTCATGAGCAGTTGTAGTCTCCATAATTATTTCTCCTTAAAAAATAAGGGAGCCAATAATTGGCTCCCTAATGTTCAACTACGCACAGTTACCTTAGACAACTCTGCCGGCAGCTATGTCGCCAGTATCGCCCTTGTCTGACATCTTATCGTGTGACTCAGCTATAAGAACCCAGACATCACTATCAGTGCTAATCGTAGCCCCGATAGTAATACCCTTAGTGCCAGACCTTGACACCTTTTCGGTTCGACAAGTCCAGACAATACTGCCTGACGCCTCAGTAACCGTCTGGCCTGGAACTGTCGGCCAGGTCGGTTCAGTAGCATTACCTGTACCGGATGTGGTACATTCGTAAATGTAGCCGTTATGCGTTGTCGGCCGGACAATAGTACCTATTGCCGTTGCTGTTCTGGCCGTTGCCGATGTGTTAGACCAGTCGGAAACCGCGGCCTCGACTTCACCGATACCCGGCTTTGGTGACTCGATCATAACGCCGTTAATGGCGCTATCGTAAGTAGCAAAACCATCTGCCGCAGCGGTACTCGGAGTCAAAACACCGGCACCGTCATCTTTGATGCCGTATTGCCCTGAAACAGCGTTGTCGGCCAAGACTCGATAGAAGTCGTATCTTAATTCTGTACCGCCTAAAGCGGCTATGGCGTGCACTTCGTCCGGGATGAAACCCAAACCGATAATCATGGCATTGCCATCAGCTATAAATGTGTGAGAAACTTTCATGGTTCTTTCCTTTCCGGCTTAGCCGTTGGTGCACTTCAGCACGTGAATAAAAGCATCGTTAAGGATTCTGGCTACCTGCCACATCTTCCAGCCAACCGTTGCTCTTTGGTTTATCGGATCTGTAGTTCCACCCGAACCAAAGCCTTTGATAATGGCCGTGGCGTTGCCACCATTTATATCAATCACGCCATAGGCTTCTTTGCCTATGATGGGACAAGAATAAGTACCGCTTGACACATAGCCCTGCGTTGATGTACGCCAGCGAAGATTGCCCGTAATCCCCCATTCGGCGACGTGAACGCCTCGCTGCGCAGCGTAATTGGAAGAATGCTTAAAGCCCGCCACTTTTTCGAGGTCGTCTTCGAGGTCGGTATCCGCAAAACCGATATATGACGGTCGGACGGGACTTGTACCCTGGCCGGTCCCCGCTTCTATAAGGTTGGTAATATAATCGGCGTCTTCGTCACGAAGAGTAGAATGAACCGCCATAATGTCGGTCTTATTCAGCAACGTTGTGGTAGGAGAACCGTTTGTGCAGGTTGTACATGATGCCGATGCGCATATCGCATCACGGGTCAACTGGTCAATGGTGTTCTGCAACTGGTCGTTTTGCAGGCTTACTTCCTTGGTGATGTTCGGGTCCTCAACGGTCAAGTCCAGAACATCGCTAATTATCGCAAAATCGCCGTACTGCGAGACCTGGGCAAGCAAATCCACCTTGCTCTGCTTGTGACCGTTCGGTGTTATCCCCTCAGTCAACGGGGTTGTAGCCGCAGAGTAGCGAGCATAACGTCTCATCTTGAGGGTATTACCACTCTTTCTGGCTATTGAAAATTTCCGGGCTTCTTCGGCGTAAATGTATTTCGGTGTTGCAGGTAGTAATAATGTTCGTTCGTAAGCCACACCTATCGCCGGGTCCACCTCGACTGTCGTTGTCATACTATCAGCCATTGTTTTGCCTTTCTACCAGACTAAAAGGCTTGGTCGATTATCTTCTGTTGACGAGTTCTGAACTCTTCGTCAGACATAGCATTTATCGCCGCTACCTTGTCGAGATTGCCGCCGCCGGGAACAGAACTGATTGAGGCAGGTGCGTTGGCTGCTTTTATTGCAGCCTCCGCCTCCATGGCCTTTTTCTGCTCCTCGGTCATACCCTCCTTCTTTAGCTCCTCCTGGTATTGCGGGTCCTTGACTGCCAGCTCATAAGCTATCATCTTCGCGCTGGGATTGTCCCCAATCGAGCCAAGTGCTGCTCTCAAGCCTGGATTTTTATCTAATACTCTTTTTAATGGCGGTGCCTCTTGAAATCGTCCGGTGACATTCATTACACCTACCACTTTTTCATAATCAGAATGCTCGCTCATGAAGACGCCCTCAGCCTGGCGAGAGGCAACGACCTGAATCATGGCGTCCAGCACATGACCTTGCTGCTCGCCCGTCAGGTACTCCTCATCATCGTAACCGAGATTTTTTGCTATCTGCTGGTAAAGGGTTTGAGTCGGCTGTGCTGGCGTCTGCGGCGCGTTAGCGGCCACTACGCTCATCTGGTCTTTTAATAGCTGCACATTCGCCTCGGCTGCCTGACGCTTCTCACGCTCGGCAACGGCGGCTGCCTTCAATCCTTCAATTTCACCCTGATTCCCCTCGGCGGCAGGGGCAGTGGCCTGAGGAACGCCCTCAGTTCCACTCACAACGCCCGCTTGTGGCTGACCGGCGGCATCAGCATTACTTTCGCCCGTTTCGTTTTCTTCTGGCATTTTTAATGTCCTTTCTGCGATTCAAGGCCCGACATCGGCCTACCTGCGGCATCCAGATATGTCTGTGCCCGTGTCCGTATCGCTCTGGTTAATAAAAAAGGCCGCCATAAAGGCGACCTCATAAAAAAAGCCCCGCTAAAACGGGGCGATAAAAGTTATTTAGTTGTCAAAAGGTACATTTTCTTTTTTCAGGGTCTTGTATCATTTTTCTTTCCCCTTCCACAGCAATATAGGAGGGGCTACTAATCTCTCTGCAATATACGCATCGACCATCGGCTTGATAAAATGCTCGAAAAACTTTTTTGCTACCTCATCACAATTTTCCATCCCCTCTATTTCCAGCTTGTCACCCTGAAAACTAAACGTAACCTCCCCGCTATTTCCGAGGCAAAACATCAAATCATAAGTACCTTGCATTTCATGTTCGTAGAAAAAAGTTGTTTCGTCAAGTGTTCGTGACGCTTCGTTATGGTCTAAAACAAACTGAACGTCATCATCGTAATCTCTGCTCGGCTGCCACATTATATACTCATTGTTGGCTTCCCAATCTTCGGATTGTGCTCCTAATATGATGATGCTATTGGGGTCCGAAAGCGCCGCCGACCAGTCTTCCAATTCAATAAGTCCTGCATTTGTTCTGTCATACCGACCATCTGCTCTAATATCTCTCTGAAAGTTTCGTTGAGCCACCCATCTGCAAAAAGTCGGCGTAGTTAAAGACCATATTATAAAGATAACCGGCAAAAAAACTGCCGTTATAGCTAACGCCCATTTTCCGTAAGTTTTCATTTCAATAATCTCATTTCCTTGCTTTCTTGTGCTAACCCGATATACGATTGACCTCGTTCTGCATTTGGGATAATGACATACGCCTTCGCTCTGGTGCCCACAATAAGGAATACCCACATCTATCGGTATAAACAGAACCTCTCAATTCATCAGGCCAATAATCAATATGACAACAAGATCCGTTCGGGAAGATTACGGTTGATAAATGCCAAGGACATTCCACATTATACCATACAAGAGACGAACCCTTTGGTATTTTAATAGGCAGCTTGACCTTTATTGCTTGGCTTCTAAATATTCTTTTTAATAGCCATCTTATCACATCTTAACCCTTTACTTTCTTGTGCTTAATGTGTCCCAAATGTGATTCGCCCTCTATAAAGCAAATACGACGGTATTGGCCATTGGCAAGGCCAAACTGCTTACTCGGCCCGGATACGGTTCTCACACGCCCCCTATTGCGAACGCATTTGTCAAATGCTTCCGGCATAATATCACCTACTTGGAATCAGCTTGTTTCATGGCCTCAATTCTTACTAAAGATTAGCGGCATTCTAAACCTTTTGGCCGACTTGAATACCAGCTCGGAGCCATCCTCTTCGTTCCCGGTCTCTATCATCGGCGCATCCGGCGGCAGCATATAAAGACACTTGACCTCACCAATCCTATTATCGACCCGAAATAAGCCTGAACTGAACATCGGTACTACCGGCGGTCTTTCTAAAATCGCGTATCGTGTGGTAAATACTATTTTGCCCTCGAAGTTCTTGTCTACCGTCTTATTCGGGCTGTTGGCCGGCGGGCCAAAATAGCCCTTCTTGATAATCACAAGGATATAATATGGCCTTTGCCTATTTTGCTTGAAATTGATAATCTTCGTCAATTCCTTATGCAAAACGGCGGTGGCCCACAATCGAAAATCGCCGAATGTCGGTTTCACGATTTAGCCTTCGCCTCCACATTCTGCTGCGGCACCTTTTCCAAGTCCACAGCCAATTTCAGCAATTCTAAAACTGGTTTATTCCGTAAATCCTCAATTTTAACCATTGTATTGATTCTGTCAAGGGCCGCACCAGTAGTATTCTCCGCCGCCTGAGTTCGCCTCTCTTCGGCCTGGGCCTTATCTTCGAGTAAACTGGCCTTCGACTGCTCGATTGCCAATTGTTGGATGGTGTCCTGTAACTGCTGCTGCCTCTGGGCGTCCTGTATTTGCTGCTGTTCCAACCGCTCTATTTCCTGCATCAATTCGCCTGAAATACTTGATGGGAAGAATTTTAGCACAAACTTCCAGCCATAAGGTACTGGCTTCCCTACTCTTTGGCCTACTTCCATCAATTGTACTAATTCACTATACATCAGGTTCCGTTGCGTATTAGTCATTACGCCCTCTACCGGAACGGCATCATATTTACCAAAATCCCTGCTATAAAACTCTTGTGTCGGCTGCTGATTTGTTATCCGCTGGATTCTTGATGGTGCATATTGTTGCATCAGTTTCAAGAGCTTGTTCCCGATGACCTTTTGCGAATAGCTGAGGTTATCAAACAAATCCTGAAGACCAATGAGACCGGCCCCCATTCTTAATTGTGCAAGAACGCCTGCTATTTGCAGATTTCCCTGAGACGGCATACCAAGCATTTCCTCATTGATATTGACGGATTTTGTCATCTGCTCTTGGAATGAACGGTGAAGCTCGAACCTGCTCGCTGGTATCTCCGGCACCTGCCGGTCCCTTGTTCGATTTAGACTGATGGCATCTTTTTTGAACTGTCTCGGCTTCTGCCCGGAGGCAAACGCATCGTCCTCGTCAACCAGAGTACCTACCTCGAAATCAAGCCCTCCGCCTATCTGCTGCTCGAACATACTGATTTCAGCCATAAACGACTTGTCACTGGCCCGCTGTGAGTCGACCAGGCCGTGAACGACACTTTGTAGTTTGGCCGCCATGTAGTCGTATTCGGGGTGCCAGAAGGCCATAATCGGCGTGAAAGAGAAATCACCTATCCCAAACTGGTCTATCTCATTATTGACTTCATGGCCTTGAAGATATGAGGTTACTTCAATAGTTGGTATTCTGCGTGTTATCATTGTCAATTGAGTGTATAGAGCTAAGATTAAGTCTAAATCCTTTTTACTGCCGTTCCATTCTGTTTCTTTACTGCTGAATCGGTCGATGATTATTATCTGCTCCTTCGTTGTTCTGGTCTGCCATTCATCGTAAGCCAGCAATTTGTCACCATAGAGCGTAGGTGCGGAGAAATTCGGGAACTTCTTTTTGTCCTTGTCCTCAAATTTCAAACCCTCAATAAAGCTTTCCTTGCCAGGCAATATCATCTTCGCCGCCTCTTTAGTGATATATTTACGCAATATCCCGAAGTGGCAATCCGACAAATCCCGATAACTGAAATTCGGGTCCAAGAGGAATTGATTGTAAAAGAACCTGTCAAATTTCGTGTTCTGATTGCGGTCGTTGTAAAGGTTTATGAGGTTAATGCCCGTAATCAAGCAGCCTTCGAACCCGTCACTAATGATATTATAGCCATTCCCGTACTGCATCACCCACATTCCCGCCGAGCTAAATATCTGAGCGGTCTGCTCATCGGCATTTTCCACAGGGTCGTACTTCAAAGACAATCGGTTCCTGCGCTGATAGCCGGTAATGAGCTTGACGTGCCGGCGAATTAAGGGGAAAGACATTGCCTCTCTCTCCTGCTTCTTGAAGTTAAGTCTGTCTTTTGCGGTCCAAGGGTCGCCGAGGTAAACTTTCAGGTCACGCCTGACGGTGGCCTGCCAGGTGCCAAAGCCAGCCCATGCCTGCTTATAAGCCTCCTCGAAATCAGCTTCTCTGTCTTTTTCACTTGCCATTAGCGGTGTTTGTCCTTTATTTGACGCCACTTGGCGAGAACATCAGCCGTGTTTAACATCCCATCCTTAATGGCCTTCGAAGCGTAACGCATAGCGTCCGCAAGATGGTTCGACCAGCTCGTGGCGGGGCTATCGATGAAAACAGGCTGAACTTCCGAGCTAACGCGGGCTATTTTAGTGGCAGAATAGTCATCAAGAGCATCCAGTAACAGCTCGCAATCATCTTTAATGAACCAACAACTAAACAGAAATTGGCGGGTCCGTTCAATCCCTTCGATTACACGATGCTCAGGCGTTAAAACCGTGAAATTTAGGCCATTTTCTGTGGCGTGCTCATATAAACTCTTTCCGGCAACGGCCTTATACGCATTGTTCTTCTCCGTGTCAATCGGGCAGAAATGCTGGCCGTAACGATAGCCATATTCCTTTTTTAGCTTCTCCAATATCTCTATGTGCTTTTCAACGCCAAGCCCCAGCTCCTCATAGGCTCGGATAAAAACCGGCTCCATACCACGCATTTGAAAGAAGAGCCACGGCCAATGATAGCCCGGGTCACATACCGTATGCACTGGCAAACTGGCATTATACGCCAATTCGTTCGTTATCCTGCCCTGGCTGAATAAAGTATTGAGCACATCGTTGTAATATGAACCTTCAACGCCTCCCTCGAATGAGCAGTAATACTCCTGCAGAATCAATTTCTCGCTCATCCCCGACCGTCTCTCAAGGTCAATGGCCTCCTGTGTAATGGCGTGAGTATCGTCAACAGTCAGTCTTTCACAGAACCAATCCGGATTTGTTTGGGCCATCCGAAAGAGCCGATAACCGTGAGTTTTACCGCGGGGCGTGAAATTAAATACGGCCCAACCGTTATTTTCCGATAGAATAGGCCGTATGTACTCATAGCCTTTCGGATGCTGGATGCTGTACTCGCTAAACACACACCCTACCGGATTAGGACCAACCACCTCCAGCCTGTCCGTACCTACGATCCGAAATAATGAGCCATTTCGGAATACGATACGCATTTCCAAGTCATTCGGTTTGCCTGCAATCAGTTCCTTCGGGAAGTGGTCCAGGAACTTGAATCCATCTCTATCGATGCCCTCCCATAGTGCTTTGCGGCCATAAGACATGGTTGGGTAGTAATAATAATATTGACCAACCCGCTTGACCATCTCCTTAATCATAAAATTGAGGTCGGTCTTGTCTTTGCCTGAACGTCTGTGCCAGACCTTGCACGCCCTCTTTTTCTGCTTCATCGCGTTCCAAAATGGAATCTGATAATCTCTCGGCTTAAACTGATGAGGAAGGGTCAGCATTAGTATTAGGAGTATTTTTAACATTGTAACCATCTATGACCTGTACTTGCAAAGGCCCTCCGTCTTTGCCGGTTAGCTCCTGCGCATCTCTCATCCCGGCTATGTTCTTAGCTGTAAATATGTATGCCGCAGCAGGATAAAGACCCATTAGGCCATTGTTTATGAGCATCTCCTTTTGAAGCTCTTTGGCTATTTTATAGGCTTCGGAAAACTTTGGGTGTACTTTGCACCATTCACAGAGTGTATCGTGACAAACCCCTATGCTTCTTGCAAAGGCAGACAAAAATGGCAGCCCCACAGGTATTCTTATCTCCTTCTCCTTTACGCCACCGTTTTTGTAGTAGAATTTTTCCGTAGCTGTTTCGTATGTCTTTACTTCAAAGAATTTTATAATCCCCCCGCAGAATTTTGGATTGTACTTCGTTGGCCTGCCATTCTTCTTAGTCTTCTTCTTTGACATGATTTTATAGTCTGTGAGCTTTTGGTATCTCGCCAAACGTCTCAATGTCCCATAGTCTTATAGCCTCTGAAACTCCTGGTGTACCCTGATACGCCGGTTGGCAGAAGTTACAGGCATTTGGAACACGGAGCTTTCTCTTCGGAACTCTTATGGCGTCCCCACAGATGAAGCAAAATGCCCTGTAGTATTTGCTGTTGAGGATTTTATCGCCTCTAACAAGACCATCCGCAGTTAAAGCACAATGCGCCGAAGAATCTGCCGTTATCATAGCCCAAATCCAATCCAATCTCGTGGCTTACACCTAATCCACATCTTGGGCATTGCCTATCGAGCTTCGCTATGAGTATCTGCTGAGGTTCGCCCCAGGTTATTCTATGTAAAAACCCTCCTCTATATTTAGCGGAATTGGTTACGTTTTTGCCTTCCACATTGAACTTTCGCACGTTTAATAAGGCGTGTAACAGACGAACGGCTCACTTTCATTAGCTTTGCGGCTTCGCTATGAGGCAGGTTACATCCTTCCGTTAAATAAAGCGCGTACACTTGCTTTATAGTAAGCGGTTTCACTCAAGTAAAGCCTTCTGGCATTTCGATAGTGGTTTACAATAACGCTCGGTAAGAATCCCGACCAAGCGCAAAAGTAACATATTCATAACGACTGGATTATTTTGGTGGCGAAGGGCGTGTAGCCACAAGCAGACACACTCTCCATTATCCAAATCGTACATCAATTCCCTGAATTGCTCTCTCGGTTTTATATGATGTGATTCCAAAAGGCTGTTGTCGAGTTCTCCGCATTCCCCGCAAACAAAACCCGCTTTCATCTTGACCTCTCGTGACCATTGAGCGGCCTTATTAGCAAGCTCGGCTTCAATTGCAATCAGGGCATCTTCTCTTTCTTCGTGTTCGCTCAAAATTCTCCAACCCTCGCCGCAAACCTCTTTAACACAGTGTTTGCCGTTTTCTCGGACGATTTTGACCTTAACTGCGTATTCGTATGATTTGTTGGCCATAAAAAAAGACCCGACAACTTTTTGTGTTGCCGGGCCGCTAAAAAGTAGGCTCGAACATAGCCGCTTTCCAGAGTGGGAAAGTAGGCTAAAGTTTTATATTGCTATCTGGCCCTTTTTCCAAACACAACAGTCCTTTTACAACTCGACCATTGTGGTTAGTAATTAAACAGGCCAAATCTGCGTTTGGTATAAGTATCGCATATCGCCTCAGATTTAGAATGATTCTTGCTTCGTCATTTGTCAGCATTATACTCTTTTTCTTCGGCGATTGCAACTCTTCTTTTTCGCCATTTGCCATAGTTTCACATTTATGTATATTAGTATCAGCACATTATAGCATAAAAATTCATTTTATGTTTTGTATAAAATTCAGTATTTTGTCAATATCTTTGCTCATCTCATTTATCCTTTCAGGGTACTGCCTAATCTGGAGGTCTTTCGGGAACTTTGATATGTCGTGTTCGACTTTGCCGTTGATGTTTAGCTGCTTGACGAAAACTGGGACACCCGCTACCTTGCATTGCCTCACCAAGTCCCGCACCCATTCTGTCTTGTACTCTCGCCGATTGGGGCCGGATTCGCAGCCGATTATCGCCCAACCAATTTTCCCTGGCTCTTGGTAGTACTCAAAACCAAAACCGTGATTCAGTAACGGGCCTGGCAAATAAATCTCTCCTAATAATGGTTCAAGACTTAAAAACCGCACCGCCGCCGGTATCTGCAAGAGTATCGGGATTCGCTCGTCCGCCGTCTTTTGGTTTTCACAAGTGACGCCGAGCCAAAGATTTTTGAATGGCCATTGAAAATCATGGCCTTTGTGAAATTTCGTTAAGCCGGAATGTAATTGTTTGAAATATTCCAACATCCTTTTTACACGTTTTGTTAATACCTGAAAAATGTGTTGCTGTGGATACATTGTTATGATTTGCATAACTTGATCAATAAACTCAAACGGCACTTTAGGATGAAACAAGTCGCTCATGGAGCATACAAAGATTCGGCGAGGTTTGCGCCAGTGTAGGGGCTTGTTAAGAACATCACGTCCCAAGCAGACGACTTTGTTATTCCATTTACAATTATCGTCTATCACGGAGCCGTAGTTGGCTTGCCCCATATAGTTTAGCCTCGCCGCCATTCTCTCTGCATAGCAATTCTGGCAGCCGGCAGACACTTTAGTGCAACCGATTACAGGGTTCCAACTTTCGTCTGTCCATTCTATTTTACTCACCATCATTTGACCTTTCTAAATTCTTCTTTTCGCTATTGCAAACGAAGTATAAGAGCCTTTAGAACGCGCATCGCAGTATCTTTTTGGTACATCAAATGACAAAAACTAATCATAGAATCAGCCATTTTAACTCCTGCTTCATTTGCTTTACCTTCTCCTTTGCTCATTTCTTCTGCTCCTTGAACTTGCGCTCGCATAGGTGGCAACGATGCTTCGATGATATAAGTTCAAATATCTCTACCGTTACTACATTTCTCATTGCAGGCCAAATAAGTTTATTACAAGATGACCTGTGAAGCCTCAAGCTACGGTCATAAACTTCTAAATGCACTTTCTTCATCGCTTCACCTTGGGATTTTTATTTGGTTAAAGGTTTCCTCGTTGTAAAATTCCGGCCAATTTCCACATTGAGGGACCTTGCAACAAGGTATATTTTCAGATTCCTCGCCCCCCCAACCACAAATCAATTTCCGGTCTCTGGATTCTCTTTTATGAGCATAAGAGCATTGTTGACATTCCCACATTTTCAATAAATCTGCTAATTTCACAGTTTTCATCGCTTAAACTCCTTTCTGACAAGAGAAATTGAGACAAGCAAAATTCCCTCGCAACTTAGATACTGCCCTATCATACGCTTCTGCTGCTTCAGTCTCGGCATAGTAACAACCTACATAGTGTTCTTTGCCATCCTGTTTGAAGCGAACAACCCATTTTCTTTTTCCCCGCTCATCGTAATAAACCCCCTTGTATTTGCTTGTTGTCTTGTCTTTTACCCTCCGCCGATTATGTTGATTTTGCGCATTCGTACACTCTCTTATATTCTCTTTCTTATTATTTAACCCATTATGATTTATATGGTCTACCCCCACTCCTTTTGGAGGATTAAGTATTTGTCTGTGCATCGATATAAGAGTCCTTTTATTATTAGGAAGTCGTACATTCCGATAAGCATACCAAGCACTGGGTTCTTTGTGAGCAAACCATTTATATTTACTCAACTCTTCATAATCCTCGTCATCTACAATGGCAAATTTGCCCTGTGTTAATGGTATAAGTTTAGACATTTCGCTTCTGCCTTTCTAACCAGTCAACATTTTTGGCATTTTCGACTTTGCTAACAATTCAAGGTTCTCTGGCTTTTTCATAAATTGACTGATATTACTGCCATCTGGTAAACACATCTGGGCCAAGAATTGGTCTTCAAAAGATATAACTCCGCTCTCGATTTTTTCGAGTTCCATCTTCATAGACATTCTCAAAACCCGCCATCTTTGACGAAGTGCTTGTTGATATTGATTTTCGGACATTCCTTCCGTTCTTTCAGGTAATGGCACGTTCATTTTGTAGACTCGCTCATTGTACTTAAAGCCGATACCCTGCCCACGCTTACTTGTGCCAAAGAAGAACTCGTCAACGCCGAATTTTTCAAGCTCATCCTGTATCTGCGTTCTTGACCTGTTTACAGGCACGGTTGTTGCTTTTGCGTATCTTGCCATTTCGCTTCTACCTTTCAGTGAGTTATCCGCAATTAGAAAAACCCATCGTGTGTACTAATATATTTTTTTCTCTTATTTAATATACTGACCCTGTGTCGTAACTTTTCGGCTTTGAGGTCGCAACCTGCGACCCTGTGTCGTAAGGCTCTAATTTCTTATTGATACGGACCCCCAACCCCCTGAATAACGGCCCTGCCGTAAGCCTTTTAGGGTCGGCGTAGATGGTCCGTCTATGTTTTGACTCCGGCAGGACGGCCAACCATTCCCTGTGAACGAGCCGCTTTATGATACGCTGGACGCTACGAGGCGTCATTTTCAGTTTCTTTGCCATCGTGGCAGCACTCTCGAAGCAGCCGCGGTCGCCCCACATCAAAACTCTGGAGAAAACCAAAGCCTCAGGCTGGCTTAACTCACTCTCCATGACCCAATCGTACAATTTGGTGTATCTTTCCATATAATCTCACAATCTATTTGTTTGGTTGAAAAATTCGATTTTCATTTCACTTGCCTTCAAATAGCCCCATCTGGTTTGTCGGCAAATCCTTTGCCATCTACTCAAATTTCCTTATCAAGTATCTAAATGCCTTTTCTGCCTGGGCGGGAACGTAGGCTTTGGTGCTTCCAGCAGTTTCAATCCACCATCTACGAGCCGAATCACGCTCTTGACGTTTTTCGTAAAATCATTGAGCTTCAAAATCAATTCCTCGAAAGATTCCACAAGCTGAATGAAAAATCTCTCTCTTTCTTTTGACCAAGGAATTTCAACTGTGTCCTTGTATCCCACGGAAGGCGTATAATCAAAACTCGCGCTTTCTGAAATATTGTGTGGGGTTTCCAGATACTTACTGACTTTATCGCCATCGTGAAGCGTCCAAGTATGTTTGTTGTAGACTTCGCACCGTAGTTTTAGGCTCACTCCATCGTAGTTACCCCATTCGGTATTTTTAAAAATTGTCTTACCACCTCTTTCTATGATGGCGTCAGCGAGAAATTCAAGGACGACAACTTTGACCTTTTTCTCTGTAGAACTAATGAAGATTTCCGATGCGTCTTTGAATTTTTTGTTTACTCCATCTAAAGTATTGTCAACCACTTTTTCTCCGCACACAAGATGAGCAGCCTCTGGCAAATCAATCTCAAATTGCTTGTTTCTGCCTGAAAATTTCACCACCTTCATAATCCTCAATTTGCCAAAAACATCCTCGGTTTTACTGACAACTGCCATTTTTACTCCTTTGCTTGTTTATTTGTTTCCTTTGAGGGGCTACTCAGCTAAATCATCATCAAGTTCATCCAAGATGTCTTGTCTGCCTCCTCGATGTCCGCTGGCAACTACCTCATCGAGCAAATCTCTTGCTCTCCAATATGTCTCACTTGCTTGTTCTTCGGTCATTCTACTTACTCCTTTGAGGGGCTACTTAAAATCTTTGTGTTTTATCTTTGTGATTATTCTGTGGCCAGCTCTTGTTTTAAGCTCACAAGACGGACGCAGTACAATTCCTTCTGCTTGAAAGTCGCCCCATCTTGATACAAAACCACTTTGAGCCATATCAATAGCGTGAGCCAAATTGCCAAACCCGATAATAGGAACCACGTCAATTCCAAGTTTTTCGGCAACATCTTCAACATCTTTGCGTCGCAGCCACCAACTATCCACAAGAACATCAAAGAGAATAAAATCTACACCATCAGATTTATAGTTTCCGCCGCCTTTTTGTATTCCCGCCCCATATCCCTCACCATACAAAGTTAAGCAGTCTGCCTTGTCAATGTTTTTGAAAACCTCATTGGCAGGAAGAAATAATTCATTTAGGCGGTCGATTAAAAATATAGGCATTTGGGCATTATCTGTACGTCCACCTATTTTAATACCAACATCTTTAATCCACTCGATACGAACATTCGTTCCATCTACCTTTTCAGTAAATATCCATTCGTTATCTTTAAGATATTCAAATTCAAGTTGGCTATATTGACCTAATACCAAAGCACCTTTCTTGCTCATATCTCTCTTGAAAATAGTCTGAATCTTGCAAAATTTTTCCATTCTACTTAC